ATTTGTCAAACAAAAGGTGAAAATGCTGAATAGAACGTGCGTAAGATGCGGGAAGAAATGGAATGTAAGCATCAAAACCAAAGCATCGGAAAATAATTATGTTTGTCCTTATTGTGTAAGTGAAGAAAGAAGGGCTAATAAGTATGGAATTAGATACCTACCACATAAAAAAGCACTAAAAGTAATTGAGAGCAGGAAGCATAGAGGAAGCTTTTATACGATAGAAGGTCAAACATATATAGGGATAGATAACACTACAGGAGACGCTTGGACAGAAGAATTCAAAGACTTTAATCATTGCATTGAATGGTTAGCCTAAAGGGAGGGAGGAAGCAAGATGAGATTATTAAGTTTAAAACTCGAAAACTTTCAGGGCCTCAAATCCGAGGAATTCAAGCTTAATGGCCATAGCGCCAGCATTTACGGAGATAACGCAACAGGCAAAACTACAATTTTCAATGCCATGACCTGGCTCTTATTCGATAAGCCGGCCACCGGGGCTAAAAATTTCTCACCAAAGACTAAAGGCCCCAACGGAGACCTCCATTATCTCAACCATGCGGCAGAGGCAAAATTCAGCCTTGATGACGGGCGCATAGTCACCCTACGGAAAGTTTTCCACGAGGTCTACAAGAAGAAAAGAGGCTCGGCCGTTGAGGAATTCGACGGACACACAACAGACTACTTCATAGACGGAGTACCAAGCAACGAGAAAGAATACCAGGCAACCATGCTCGCTTTTTGCGGCGGCAGCGTGGAAAAGATGAAGATGCTCACCATGCCGAGCTACTTCCCGGAAGAGATGGCTTGGGAAGCAAGAAGAAAGATACTGTTGGAGATTTGCGGCGATGTTACTGATGAAGACGTGATATACAGCACGCCGGAGCTAAAGGAGCTGCCTACCTACCTTCTAATGCCGGGAACTACCGATCAGCATTACACGGTAGATGAGTATAAAAAAATAGCTGGAGCTAAAAAATCTGACATCAACAAGCAGCTTCAGGATATACCCGGCAGAATTGACGAAGCCGAAAGGGCGATTCCCGATCTCACCGGCATAGATGTGGAAGCCATCAACCGCAAAATAAAAGAGCTTTCAAAGGAGAAGGAAACGCTTGAAGCAGAGAAGGCCCAGGCTTTGAGCGGAGACCTGACTACGGTAACCATCAGAAATCAGGTTTCCGAAGCAAACGCCAAGCTGGCAGAAGCCAGGGCGGCATACGCAACCAAGACCAGCAGCCTGAACGAGGGCACGTATGCGGCTATTGGCAGCATAAAGAAAGAACAGATCACAGTTAAGAACCGCCTGCAGGATGCCAAAAACGATCTGGAGAGGATACAAAGGCTTATAGAAAGGCTCAATAACCGTCGGGATAGCCTTCTAAGCGACTACATGGCGGTTCAGAAAGAAACATGGGATGAAGGCAATGAGACATGCCCGACCTGCCACCGCTTACTTCCAGAAGATGAAATTCAAAAACTCCGGGAAACTTTCAACCTGCAGAAGAGCCGACGCCTGGAAAAAATCAATGCCCAAGGGCAGAAGGAAGCCAGCAAGGAGATAATCGCGGAGCAGGCTGCAAAGGCGAAGGAGATCAAGGAACAAATTAAGGAAGACGAGCGCCGCGTAGAAGACTATGAACAGCAAATATCCACTCTTCAAAGCCAGCTGCAGACACCGGCACCATTTGAAAGCACCGAGGAATATGCAGAAATCACTGCCCAGATCGCCACGCTTCGAGACGAGGCAAGCGATGTGGACAAGAAGACAGAGACGATCGCGGCAGGCTTTACGAGCAGAATCCAGACGCTGTATGACGAAATCAGGAAGCAGGAAGACCTTAAGACACGCATCAGGATAGCCACCGGCCAGCAGGAACGCATTGCGGAGCTGAAGGCGAGGGAAAAAGAGTTATCACAACAATATGAAGAGCTGGAAAAAGGAATTTACCTTTGCGAGCTTTTCATTAAGGCCAAGGTTAATCTTTTAACAGAACGGATTAACGGAAAATTCCAAAGCGTGCGCTTCCGCCTTTTCATAGAGCAGCAAAATGGCGGCATCAAGGAAGACTGTGAAGTCATGATACCGACTGACGGAGGACGCATGATACCCTTCGCTTTTGCAAATAATGCGGCCAGAATTAACGCCGGCCTGGAAATTATCAACACGCTCTCCCACCATTGGAACCTCGCAATGCCAGTCTTTGTAGACAATGCTGAAAGCGTGACTAAACTCTTACGGATGGACACCCAGGTAATCCGCCTGGTGGTATCCGAGCAAGACAAAAAACTACGCCTGGAGGTGGCATAACGAGGTGATGAAATGGAATCCGAGATTTTCACCATACCAGTGAGAAAATGCAAACGGTGCGGCCGCCTCCTGACGAGCAAGGAGGCAGTAAAGGAAGGATACGGTCATGTTTGCAAGCTGAAACTTCAGGAAGAAGAAGCAAGAAGAAAACCTATTAATGGTCAATTAAGCCTTCTGGACGTATTGGGCCAGGAGAGAAATGAGGAGGATTTATAAATATGAGAAATGAGTTAATTTATGACAACGTAGGAAGGCCCAGTATTATGGTACCGGTTCCGAAATTCAAGTTCTCAGAGGTAATCGATGGGGCTCCGGACATCACACATTCTGCCTTTATAGTGGGCGGCAGGGAGATAGACAAGGTCTGGATTTCCAAATACCAGAACATCGTAATTGACGGCAGGGCTTACAGCGCTCAGCTTCAGGAACCGCAGGACACGATCAGCTTTGACGAGGCGGTAGCCGCCTGCGAGGCCAAAGGCCCCGGATGGCATCTCATGACAAATGCAGAGTGGGCAGCGATAGCTTTATGGACCAAAAAGCACGGTACGCTTCCCCATGGAAACAACAATCGAGGCAGGGACTATGCACACCCGGAGGAGCGAGGTATCACATACGACGGGTACAGAACGCTCACCGGCAGCGGACCTGCAACTTGGACACACGACCACACACTGGACGGAATTCACGATCTGAACGGCAATCTGCTCGAATGGGTAGGCGGAGTACGCTGGCTGGATGGTGAGCTTCAAATTATACCGGATAACAACGCAGCGGCTGGTGCCGACCAGGGTAAAGACAGCAAGGAATGGCAGCCGGTTAGAATTGGAAACAAGACCATCAAATACAACAAGGTCAGCAACGGCGGAATCGTTCTCACGACCAAGAAGCCGAAAGGCGGCTGGGACGGGTGCTATTTCAGAGATCTGCAGGCGGAGGAAGGGTTAGAGGTTCCTGAACTTTTGAAAGCCCTCGCTCTTTACCCGGCAGACAGCGAGAAGGTGGACGGATATTTCTTCATTGACACCGACGGCGAACGCCTCGTGTGTCGCGGCGGCCGCTGGGACCTCGGTGCCCACGCCGGCGTCTTCTGCGCGAACGGCTACCATCCGCGTTCCTACGTCAACACGCGCGTCGGGTTCCGCTCCGCTTTCATAGGGAAATCTGGAATCTGCAGCTCTGAAAATCTGGACGACCAGGAGGACAAACAAAATGCATAGCTTCAAAGACAAACGCGGTGCATTCTGGGTAGCCTGCTCCGAATGCGAGCGTGGCGGAAATGGCAGCGATCCGGATAAATGCTCCTGCGGAGGAAGAGTTAAAAAGTTCAACCAAAAAAGGAGGAAAAATTAAATGACAACGACTACAAACACAAAAAGTCAGAAGCTTGCAGTTCAGGATGAAAAGAACATACAAGAAAGTCAGCTCACCATGAGTGAACGTTTCACAAATCAGGTACTTAGAGAGTTCGGGAATGTTGCCGGAGCAATCCAGGTGACAGACTACCAAAAACAATTGATCCAAGGGTATTTTATAGGGATAGATAGAGCATTAAAAATAGCTGAAGAATCAAGGATACGCAAAAATGAAAATAACAAAGATCATAAATACGATAACAACTTTCCATATACATGGAACAATGTCAATCTTAATGACTTAGCCGTGGACGTAGTTTATTATGCAAAAATGGGGTTAGATATGATGCAAGAAAATCATATTTCGCCTATACCATTCAAAAGCAATAAAGCACAAAAATATGGTGTTACCCTAATGCCGGGATATAACGGTATCCAGTATATTGCTGAGAAATATGCAGTCGAGAAACCACTAGCGGTTACTATAGAACTGGTATATTCCACAGATACTTTCAAGCCCATCAAAAAAAATATGCATAACAAAATAGAAAATTATGAATTTGAAATTAACGAGCCATTTAACAGAGGGAAAATTATCGGGGGCTTTGGATACATTGAATATGCTGATCCAATAAAAAACAAGCTGATTATTATGACCATGAAGGATATTGAGAAGAGAAAACCAAAATATGCAGCAGCTGAGTTTTGGGGAGGCAAGGTAAAAGTTTGGAAGAACGGAAAACAGGTCGAAGAGGAATCGGAGGGTTGGTTTGAGGAAATGTGCCTGAAGACCATCAAAAGAGAAGTATACGGTGCAAAACACATTCCAAGGGATCCGAAGAAGGTAGATGATGCATACCAATATATGAAGATGAGAGAAGCAAGATATGCAGAAATGGAGGCACAAGAAGAGATAGACAGCAATGCAAATGCCATACTTATAGATACTATGCCGGCCCATCAGGGAAAATTATCACCAATGCAGCCAACGCAGGTAATTGATAAAGATACTGGGGAGATTATAGAGCCTGATGAAGAAAATACGCATGATACTACCACAACAGCCCAGGTAGCTCAGGCAGCAACGGCAGGGCCAAGTTTCTAATGAATATAAAGATATTTGCATCCGGCAGCAGCGGAAATGCTTATCGCATTTGTGACGGTAAGACAAGCCTGCTGTTGGATGCGGGAATCCCCCTAAAGGAAATACAAGCCGGATGTGATTTTCAGGTGTCACAAATTCAGGGCTGCTTTGTGACACATAGCCACCAGGACCACAGTAAAGCTGTCAAAGACCTTGCAAGGCTTGGCATAGATATTTATACCAGTCAAGGGACAATTGATGCATGTGGCTTTGTAGGGCACCGGGTACATGCTATAAAAGCACTTAAAGAACTAACGGTTGGAACATTCAAGGTTTTACCGTTTGATGTTGAACATGATGCTCCTGAGCCGCTGGGATTTCTTTTTGACTCAACAGAAACGGGAGAAAAATTGTTGTATTTTACGGACACATATTACCTTAAATATAAATTTCAGGGTTTAGACTATATTATGGGCGAATGTAACTACGATAAAGAAAACATGCAGAAAAGTGTAGATGCCGGATATATACCAATCGAATTGGTTCCCCGCTTAGTTAAAAGCCATATGAGCCTGGAACATTTTTTGGAATTTCTTAAAGCTAATAATTTGAGTCGTGTGAAACAAATATACCTTTTACATCTAAGTAATAACAATAGTGATGAGAAACGTTTTAAAGAAGAAGTGCAAAAATTGACAGGGGCTGAAGTTTATGTTTGCTAAAGGAAGGTGTAAAACATATGGCAAGACCTAAGAAGCAAACAGTTGAATATTTTCCTCATTATACTACTAGCGGAAAGACACTTTATATATTGGAGAGTGAATTTGGTAATGATGGATATGCTTTCTGGTTTAAATTATTAGAATTACTAGGTTCTTCGGATGGACATGTTTATGACTGTAATAATGCTCCTTCGTGGAAGTTTCTACTGGCAAAAACCCGAGTAGATGAAGAAACTGCCATGAAGATACTAGATACCTTGTCAGATTTAGAGGCGATTGACAAAAAATTATGGGAACACAAACTTGTTTGGAGTGATAATTTTGTACAAAATCTAGCACCAGTATATAGCAATAGAAGAACTTCATTACCTAAAAAGCCCATTGTTACATATAACAACGATAGTACAAATGAATTACTACATGTAGAAACTCAAGACGTTGAAGTTTCTACAAAGAAAACCCCACAAAGTAAAGTAAAGGAAAGTAGAGTAGAGGAAAGTAAAGTAGAGGAAAGTAATAGTAATAATACTGCTGCAGAAATAAAAAAAAAGAATCCTGTCGCCCTAGTAGATGCTGACTCTACTAAACAGGACGTTAAGCCTGTCATTGGTGTGGATGCCGACTCTACACAGCAAGAGGATATAGAAAAAAGAGAGAAAGACCTTCAGCAAATAGAGAACTACTACAAACAGCATGTTAGGAGAAAAAACATGTTGAGCAGTAGAGATTTAAGTGACATTGTTTTTGCCTATGAAACTTATGGACAGGATGCAGATTTTATTATATCTGTGTTAAAAAAAGCTAAACAAGATTATTTAAATAGATATGGAAAATTAGAAATAAATTCTTTCAGTTACTTTTTATCTATTTTTGAAGAAAAATGGAATCTTTTGCATGGGGAAGCAGGTAAAAGCAAGCCACGGCCTAAAAAAACCAGATTTCATAACTTTGAACAGAGAAGCGATAAGTATACGGCTAAACAATTGGAAGAAATGGCAGAGAGAAAGAAAGAAGAATTTTTACAAAAGAAGAGGGAAACCAAATTAGAAGATTCAGTAAGTATGGAGAAAGGGGTAGAGACGAATGGGATGGATAATAACGGCTGATGCACTTAGTGGACTTCGTCAAATTAAAGGTCAAACATGCGAAGTGTGCATAACCAGCCCCCCTATTATGGGTTAAGAGATTATGGAGAAGCTGGGCAAATCGGGCTCGAAAAGACACCGGATGAATATATCAATCGACTGGTAGAGATTTTTGCGGAGGTCAGAAGAACACTCAAAGATGATGGTACTCTCTGGATAGTCATTGGAGACTGCTATGCTGGTAGTGGGAAAGGAGCACACTTTGCGACATTCCCTCCGGAGCTTATCAGGCCATGCATTCTTGCCGGAAGCAGGAGGGGGGGAATTGTCTTGGATCCATTCTTTGGCAGTGGAACTACGGGAATAGTAGCAATTGAAGAAGGACGTGATTATATCGGAATAGATATTAAACCTGAATATACGGAAATGGCAAGGACGCGTATAGGTGATGGAGGTGTAAAAAAATGAATAAGTGTCCACTAAAAGAATGTGATAAAGAGAAATGTGGTTGGTGGGATAAATATTTAGGCGGTTGTGGATATGACTGGGACAAGGATATAAGCAGAGAAGAAAAGATTGATTTTATTATTAAGAATTGTCCAGAGTTCAATAAAGATACGCCGCAAAGGTTGAAAGATGAATATAGAGAGAAATTACAAGATTATACAGATCATGAGTTAGATTCAGAGTTCGAATGGACTGATTATCTATTAGGCAAATAGGAGGGAGAGCTAAGTGAGGTGGACAGAAGAACAATACGAAGAATACCTAAGGAAACAAAGTAATAAAAATATTTTTGAGCCTAAAAATAGAAACAAATATAATAATCAAAAGACAATTGTGGACGGCATAGAGTTTGACAGCAAGAAAGAGGCTGATTATTACTGTCGATTAAGACTACTGAAGAAAGCTGGAGAAATAAAAGATATAGGGTTACAGCAGAAATATATACTGCAGCCCGGGTTTGAAAAAAACGGTATAAAATATCAGCCAATTGTGTATATAGCTGACTTCGTGATAACCAACAATGATGGGACCACAGAAGTAATAGACACAAAAGGGGTTGAAACCCAAGTGTTCAGGATAAAAAAGAAATTATTTGAATATGTTTATCCTGAATTGGAATTAAAAATTGTAAAGTAGGAGGATTAATTATGATTAAGCTTATTGATATAAATAAAATACATCCACACCCACAAAATCCACGAAAGGATTTGGGGGATTTAACAGAACTGGCAGAGGGCATAAAGGCCAATGGAATACTTCAAAAAAAGATTAAGGGGGAAAAGAAGTGTGAAAAAGTTAGATGCATTAGTTAAAGAGTTAGAAGAAAGTTTTTTTAGATGGAAGCATTTAAAAAAACATGGAGGTTCAGATCCTACTTGGGAAGATGGTGGAAATATGAACTTAGTTAGAAATCACATATTTTATACCAAAGCCCAGATAAAAGAATTATGTGAGGACGAAGGATTAGAACTTCCTGAAGTCTATTATAAAAAAGTTCCATTAATCATTCGAGAAATACCGCTTATCATATAAGTAAAATCAACCAAACGGAGAAAAAGAGGCTTTTTCGTCAACCAAGGAGGGAGGATGTGTGGAAGATAAGGATAAGATAGTAAAATCATTTGACATAAGCATAAAGATAACGAGACTTCCGCTGATTTGTGTCTATAGCAATCTTTCAGATTACCCAGGAAAGTATGTAGCCAGACTGTGGGATATAAACCAACCAACCAACATGGTAGCCATAGCCGAAAGCCTGGAGAAAATCAGAGAAGCAAAACCGGCAGAAATGATTATCATGCAAAGACAGCCACAGGACGATCCAGTGATCGTTGAAACATGGATTTAAGAGAGGAGGCCCAACCACACATGAAAGAAATAGCAAGGTATCAATGTGAATTTTGCAAAAAGGACTTCAAAACGCCAGACAGACACTTCTGCAAGAAGAACCCGGCGCTTAAAAATTGCTTCACATGCAAGAACCTAAAGGGATGGCTTGAGGACGAAGATGGAGCAGATGTAGGTACCGGAGTTTTACAAGATCCAAACTACCCAGACTGTGCAGCTGGCGTAGACGGATGGAACATAGAAGATATCAAAAATGCAAACTACAACATGCAGTGCGACAAATGGAGCAAGGTAAATACGACTGGTCAAAAGAGTTCAGTGAAGATAAGGGAATGGAGGGATTGTGGTAATGAAAGTAATAACACTATGGCAGCCATGGGCAAGCCTTATAGTAGCTGGAAGCAAAATGATAGAAACAAGAAGCTGGAACACAAATATCAGAGGTAGGATAGCCATCCATGCAGCTCAAAAAAGAGACGCTCACAGCCTAAATTTAATGGACACCCCACAGTTTCAAGAAGGACTAAAAGTGTACGACACAATAGGGCGAGGGAAGACGTGGATCACAGATATTAACAACACATTCGGATGCATCGTTGGCACGGTAGAAATCATAGATAGCTGGCCAATAGAAGAACTCATAAGTACAGGATACGATACACCAAGAGAACGAGCCTTCGGAGACTGGAGCCCGGGACGATGGGGATGGATACTGCAGAAACCGGTGTTATTCGATAGACCCATACCAGCAAAAGGAGCTCAAGGCTTCTGGAATTGGGAGGGAAAGAAATGAAGACCTACATGAACAGGATCGACAGAGAACACCATTTGATGATCCTGATTGTTTGGGACTACCTCGGAAGCTGGCTGGAGAAGACGAGCTGTCTCACCAAAGATGAGCGCAAAAGGATAAAAACAGTAACCACAAACCTATTACACGCCAGCGATAGCATCGTCGGCAGAATGGAATACGACTACGCAAAGAAGATCATAAGAGATGCCAAAAACGTAGAGATAAGGATGGTTGATCGAACGAGTGAAAGCCTGAAGTATACAGAAGGCGGCAGATATATAGACATTGATGATTTGTATGACCTGGGCAGCTTCGCACTTCAGGAATGCAAAGATTGCAAGAAGGAACCACATAAAGAATGCGAGAGATATCAGCTCTTCATGAAGCTGAATATTCCGGTGGCACAGGAGCAAACGGACGGCTGCCCATACGAGAACTAAGACGGAACTCCAGCGGAACCCTGGCGGAGTCGCAGCGGAGGAATAAGAGGAGAGGGGAGCAAATGAATGGGGCTGAAAGAATACCAAGGATCATCGAATGTAGCAGATGCGGCTGCGAATGGAATATAAGCAGCCAGGCAGACATACCTGATAGCGGGTACATTTGCCCGTATTGCACAAGCAGAGAACGAGAAAATAATGCCTTTCAGGAGGATAACGATATGGCGAACAGAGCATTGCTTCACAGAAGCAAGATAGAGGATTTCAAAAACTGGCTTCAGGAAGACGGATGGCAAATAGAATCGACCAAAGGAATATACGAGGTCGTAAGGGCAACAAAAGAAGGCAGGAGGCCATTAATAGTTTACACGAGGGATGATAACAAAGGGAAAGAACATATGACCGTCCAGAGCCGCGACGAGGGCATCGTGAGAGCATATATAAGAGACCGGAAAAGAGAGACCTGGGCTAAAGAAAATGGAGTAGAGAAGATAAACAAGGAAAAGGCACAGGAGATCTGGAACAGCAGCCCCAGCGGAAAAGAAGATTACAAGCCAAAAGGCAAATTTTATTATATAGATGGCAAAACGATCATCGGCATAGACAATGATAGAGGGGAAGCGTGGACGGAAGAGTTCAAGCATTGGGATGCCTTCAAGCTCTGGATTACGACGCAAATGACCGTAGAGGAGGCAGAGAAAATAACCGGAAGGAGGCACAGCAATGAAAAGCGTGTCAGCATTAGAAATTAAGAAAGCACTGGCCAAGAAACACGGCAACAGAGAATTTTTTATAACAGAATGTAAGACTGGGCCAACTGGAACAGGTATGCTACAGTTTGACGGCCTGGCAATTTATAAGAGCTGGGCACATCCGAACATTGTAGGGTACGAGGTAAAGGTCAGCAGGAGCGATTTCTTACGAGATGCCAAATATACCAGGTACATGCCATACTGCCATGAATTTTACTTCGTAACACCGACAGGTATGGTACAGCGCCAGGAGGTTGAGGAAAACATCGGCCTCATGTGGTACAACCCAATGACCGGTGGGCTAACTACCAAGAAAAAAGCCATTCACCGGGATATTGAAATAAACTCTGAGCTGCTTTTATACATTATCATGAACCGATTAGACAGTGATAGGTTACCATTCACCAGCGACAAGGCGGAGTATTGGAGAGAATGGCTCAACGAAAAGATAAGCAACAGAGAACTCGGGTACCGAGTAAGCAGCAAGCTACTAGAGCAAAACGAAGAGCTACAAAGAGAAAATAACAGATATCGCGACTTCAAAGAAGAGCGGGAAGAATACGGAGAAATTATGAAAGTGATTCAGAAACATGGAATTAAAACATGGTACAACATACCAGAGGCACTGGACAAAGCATTGACGCGAGAATACCCAGCAGAGCTGGACACGATCCAGAATCAGCTCAAAGTAGCGCTTGATGAAATAGACAAGCTGAAACATAAGGAGGAAGAGAAAGATGATAAATAAAGATCCCGGCCGGAAGTGTTATGACTGCGACAACTACCGCACAAGCTACTTCTGCGGATACAATCAGAGCCTCTGTAAGATTCACGGATCACTAGATATGGATCAGACCGTTCGGCATCCCGACATAACGGCAGCAACATGTAAAGAGTTTAAGCCAAAAGGAGGAATGGCAAAATGATGAACAAAAGCCTTATAGAATGGACTGACTTTACATGGAACCCAGTCACCGGATGTCTGCACGGCTGTCCATACTGCTATGCCAGAAAGCAAACAAAACGCTTCTCCGGAGACGTAAGGCTAAACAAAAGCTCAGACCAGCTGAAGAAGGATGAAAATGGTCTTTATATCCTGGAGAAGCCATTCAGGAATCAGATATCAAACAAAGTAATACCAGACCCGGTAGGATTTGAGCCAATCATGCATAAGTACCGTCTGGCTATGCCAGCACAGAAGAAGAAACCGGCGAAGATTTTCGTAGTTTCAATGGGCGATTTATTCGGAGCCTGGGTACCAGACAGCTGGATAGAGGAAGTATTTAAAGCCTGTGATGCAGCACCATGGCACACCTACATGTTTTTAACAAAGAACCCACGTAGATACATGGAACTGGCGGAAAAAGGTATTATACGAGCCGCCAACAATTTCTGGTACGGAAGTACAGCAACTACGCCTGAGACGGAGTTCTTCTGGCACGACCAGCTGAACACATTCGTAAGCATTGAACCTATACTCGCACCATTTCCAGACGCCATAAATCCGGACAGCGGCATTCAAAAGGTCAAGTGGGTAATAATCGGAGCAGAGACAGGAAACCGCAAGGAGAAAATAGTGCCGGAGAGGGGCTGGATCAGAGATATAGTGAAGGCCTGCCGGACAACAAAAATGCCAGTCTTCCTAAAAAACAGTCTGCAAGATATATGGGGAGAAGACCTTATTCAAGAATGGCCAGAAGGAATGCCAATAAACAAAAGCAATGACGTTCCACACTGCAAGAATTGTGAACACCACACAACAACACAGGAAGGCAAACGTGGAAACCACCACGAATGCAAACTCAAAGCTAGACACATACCAGGAAGATACGCAAGAACCAGCCCGACATGGTGCCCAATTCGAAAAGGAGACTATCAGGATGGCACATATTGAGATATGGTACCGCTGTCCTGTTTGCAATCAAGCATACAGCAGCCAGCGGGAAGCTACCAGGTGTAAGAACCTTCATCCAGTTAAAGAGGAAAGATGGGCGGTCGGCAAAGGCGGTAAAGCTGTGCGTATCTTCGATAATTGGGCACCAGATACGATGCATGGAATAAATGGCGCGCTTCGGGAAGCAGACCTGAGCGACTTCATAGAGGAACGAAAACGCCAGCTCGCGGAGCTGGAAAAACAAGAAAGGAGAGAAAATTCATGTCAAATAACCAAATTGCCAACAAAGCAGGGCAGCTAATGGCAGATGCCCAAGAGATCTGCCCAGAAACATGCCCCTATTACAAGAAAACATCAGGTAAGTACTGTGCAAGCCATATGCCACTATCATACAAACCTAATGAAAGCCGTATGGTTTACATTGCCAGCGCAATGAGAGGAGACATAGAAGGCAACCTCAAAAAGGCAGCAGCATACTGCCGCGCAACAGCAGAAGCTGGAGCAGTGCCAATCGCACCTCACCTTTACTTTTCAGGATACCTGGACGATAGGATCCCAGAGGAGAGAACCGCAGGCATGAAAATGGGACTTAACATTTTGAAACGATGTGACGAGCTCTGGGTATTTGGAGAGCCAACCGAAGGTATGATGGGAGAAATTAAGATAGCCAAGAACCTGAACATTCCGATCATTTATATACCGGAGGAAATAGTAAATAAAATCTTAAAAAGGAGACAAACGACATGAACAAAGTAATCTTAATGGGACGCTTGGCAGCGGATCCGGAGCTTAGATACACAACAAATGGAGTAGCGTTCTGCAGCTTCACATTGGCAGTAGACAGACCAAAGGCAAAAGATAGAGAACAGGAGACAGACTGGCCATCTATTATAGCATGGAGACAGAAAGCAGAATTTGCAGCAAACTACCTCAAGAAAGGCAGGAAGGTACTTGTTACAGCAGCAGTTAGGACAAGAACTTACGAGGACAGGGAAGGAAAGAAGCATAAAGTAACAGAGTTCCAAGCAGAGGAAATAGAGTTCTGCGATAGCAAACCACAAGGATCATACGGAGGAAGTAAGGAGAGAAATCCGGCTGGCAATGACATACCGGATGGATTTATGCCAGTAGATGATGGAGATATTCCATTTTAGGAGAGGAGGGATAACATGGCGATGGACAGTAAAGAGTCAATGGGAATTGTCGGGGAAAGTTTTGTCCGCCTGAGTACCAGGGTAATGGAGCTCGCAATTCAGCGTGGCATAGAGACCGGCACCAAAGCTGCAATGGACTATCTGATAGAAGAAAAGAAAGCACAACAAAAGGGGAGATACGACAGACGACTACGCAATACCCGTCTTTTGTTGAAGAATTATAGGGCATTCAAAAAACACGTCCAGGGTGCTGTGTTTAATGCCCAAAAAGCAAAGGAAAGCGCTGTAGATATATTAGACAGTTTGGACGATTTCACCTTTGATGATGACCTTTATATCGAGAGCATAAAGAGGAGCCAGCAGCGCACAATGATAATCATGCGACACATAGACGAAATGCTGAAATATTACCGGATTGCCTGTGAGCAATCAGGCCGAGAAGATGAGATGAGGTGCTATAGGATAATCATGGCCACCTACATCAACGACGAGAGAAAAACAGCGGAGGAAATCGCGGAGGCAGAAAACATAGAAAGGCGCACAGTTTACAAGAATATAAACGCCGCGATAAAGCCTCTGTCAGCCCTGATATTTGGCGTTGACAGTATCAAATTATACTGATAAAAGCACCGGACAAGCACGGGGCACTAATTGGGCATTGAATAGGCACTTCAATATGATAAAATTGATATCGTGAAGGAGTGAAAAAATATGGCAAAAACGAAATCAAAAGACACCTTCACCGAGATTGACTACAGCACCGAAGCAACACCGAGAGCCACCACACCGGATGGTATTCCGGTGTTTTGTGCTTATGATGAGATCATCCCGGTGGAGAAAGCAATCCCGAACCCGAAGAACCCTAACCAGCACAGCGAAAGTCAAATCGCACTGCTGGGCAGCATCATCCAGGCAAATGGATGGAGAGCTGCAATAACCATTTCAAAGAGGAGCGGCTTCATAGTTAAAGGACATGGCCGACGCCTTGCAGCGCTTCGCATTAAGAGCGGATATGTTCCGGTAGATTATCAGGACTATGCCAGTGAAGCAGAGGAATGGGCAGACCTTATAGCAGATAACAGACTGGCGGAGCTTTCCACGTTGGATACAACAATGCTGGTCGATTTAATTGGAGACATGGACACCGGGGAAGTTCCGGTGGAATTAACCGGTTATTCAGAGGAAGACCTGGCGGCTATCATTGCAGCCATGGAAGGAGCAGACGACACCGTAGACGACAAAGCGGACGCAGCTCCAGCAGTACAGAACATACCAATGAGCAAAGCCGGGGACGTTTGGTACCTCGGAACGCATAAGCTGATATGCGGCAGTGCAACCGACAGGGCCACCATAGAGAAGCTGATGGCAGGAGAAAAGGCACAGATGGTCAATACAGACCCACCATATGGAGTAAGCTATGAGACCCAGAGCGGAAAGTTTGACATGATCAAGAACGATGACCTCACCGGCGATGATCTGATGGATGACCTTTTAATACCGGCATTCAAAAACTATGTAGAATTCACGGATCCAGATGCAGCCTTTTATATATGGCACGCAAGCAGCACAAGGCGAGATTTCGAGGATGCCATGACAGCTGCAGGTTTGATAGAGAAACAATACATCATCTGGGTAAAGAACGCGCCAGTGCTGGGCCATGCAGACTACCAATGGGCACACGAACCGTGCTTTTATGCAGAGAAGGCTGGTCAGAGTGCACACTTCTACGGAGATAGAACCCAGAGAACAACCTGGAAGGTAGTCCTTCGAGATGCAGACCAGATGGCAACTGTCCTCACAGGAGGTGTCGTATTAACCGACGGATCAGGAGGGAAGGTATTCTTAAATGACAAACCGCCGAAGGGCAAGAAAATTCGTTACATTCGTTTAAGTGAAGGAAAAAGCATATGCCTTTATCCGGAAAGCAAAGCAAGCACAGTCTGGGAAGTAGCCAGAGAGACCGGAGCAGAACACCCGACACAGAAGCCAGCGGAGCTGGCAGTCAGAGCCATAGACAACAGCAGTAAGCCGGGAGACCTGGTGCTTGATTTTTTCGGAGGCAGCGGAAGCACACTCATCGGAGCCGAAATGGCCGGAAGACGCTGCTACATGGCGGAGTTGGATCCAAGGTACTGCGACGTGATTATAAACAGATACGTACGCTTCACAGGAAATATCGGCGTAACTTGCCAAAGAGGCGATCAGGAGCTACAGTATATGCGGCTCAAGCAGGAGAACGACAAACTGAACGGGATTGCGGGGGGGGGGGGGGGTATAACCCTCCTAATAGCTAAAATAAAAATAGCCTTCAGGAATTTGTTGCAACGGATAAAACAAATATATAAAAATTAAAAGCGAAGACAGGGCAAAGACCAAGGCCTGTCTTTTATTATTTCACAAAATCAAAGGAAGGAGGCAGAGGTATGGGGAAACGCAAAGAGCAGGAACAGGAGAACCTATGGGATAGAATACCCGGAGAGACACCGAGGGAATATCAGAAGTTCTGCTGGTACCGAGATATGAACACAGCTGAACGACCAATCAGAACGCGAAACCTTTCAAAGCTGGCTAAGAAGATAGGATTTTCTTATGACCATCTACGGAAGTTAAGTGCAAAGAACGATTGGGTAAACAGAGCAGCAGCATACGACGCATACCTGGACGCAATGGCCAGGGAGAAGAGCGAAGAAGAGATTATCGAAATGCGAAAGAACCATGCGCTGCTAGCTTCCCAGATGATCAAGAAGGCAGCCAAAAGGCTGCTAACCATACCAGAGGAAGAGATAACCGCCACTGACATCGTGCGCCTGGTTGATGTTGGGGTTAAAATCGAGAGATTGAGCCGTGGCGAATCCACCGAGAATAAACAGATAAGTGGAGAGGCAAAGATAACTCACCAGGGCGAGGTCAAGGTAATGAGCCCAGGAGACCTGGATCTTTCAAGCTTATCAGATGAGGAGCTCGCAGAGCTTGAACAGCTACTGGAAAAACTACATACAGAGCCCGATGTTTAATGTTGACGCTTTGCAGGCAGCGCTCCAAAAGGAGAAGGCAGAGCGCAACCTTTCAGAGTTCATCAAACAAGCATGGAGGGTAATCGAACCAGGCACAACGTATGTAGAGAACTGGCATATCGATTTAATAAGTGAGTACCTTCAGGCAGTAGAAAACAACGAGATATTGAGGCTTATAATCAATATCCCACCGCGACACATGAAGTCCATACAGACAACTGTCTGTTACCCGGCATGGTCGTGGATCAAGAAGCCTGAGAAGCGTTTTATTAAGGTTTCATACAGTGACAACTTGTCAAGGAAACACAATGTCCTATCCAGGGATATAATCTTAAGCCCGTGGTATCAGGAGAACTGGGGAGACCGGTTCACACTCAAGGATGACGTGAACAGGCAGAACGAGTTCAAGAACAACCACCATGGAATGATGTTCTCCACCAGCGTTAGCGGCAGCCTTACTGGAGAAGGCGGAGATGTAATCATTGTAGATGATCCGCAGAACCCGTTAATGGCCAACAGCGAATCAGAAAGGGAAGCGTCAATAGCTTTCTTCAAGAACACGCTACAGACCCGTCTAAACGACCCAAAGAAGGGCGCAATTATAATTATTATGCAGAGACTTCATGAAAACGATCTGACCGGTTACATTTTATCAGAACAGCTTGGATATGAGCACCTATGTCTGCCTGCAGAGGCACCAGAGAGAACCGTCGTCCACTTTCCAATCAGCGGCAAAGAGATCATCCGGGAGAAAGGAGATATCCTGAACCCAGGAAGGTATGACAAGGAAACCTTGGAAGATTTAAAAAAATCTATGGGAAGCGTTCAGTACGCTGGACAATTTCAACAAACACCAGCACCGGCAGAGGGCGTTATTTTCAAAAGAGAATGGATGGGAAACTTCTTCAAACCGGCAGCAGCACCATACCAGAACATGCTTATTCAATCATGGGATATGGCATTCACAAAGAGTGAAGGCAGCGCAAAGGTCGCAGGCTTTGTTATGGGTAGGCATGGCAGTAACATATACATTCACGACCTAATAAACGAAAAGATGAGTTTTACCGAAAGCGTAGCTGCAGTTAGAACACTTTCAGGTAAATGGCCGAAAGCCAGGGCAAAGGTAATCGAGAACAAGGCCAACGGGCCGGCCATCGTCGACCTGCTAAAAAAAGAAATAGCAGGCATGGTTGAATTCAACCCGAAGGGCAGTAAGGAAGAACGTGCCATAAGTGTTACGCCTTACTTCGAGGCGGGAAACATCTGGTTCCCGGACCCAGTGACGCATCCATGGGTACATGATCTAATTAATGATCTTCTAATTTTCCCGAAAGGTCAATACAAAGATACTACCGATGCATTAGTTCAGGGAATTTTATACCTTATGGATAAGCCGAGTACGACAGGTCCGCCAAAAGATACTGGGCTAATAAAGAGTAGTTACTGGAGATCGTAGTTTTATTTTATGGAAAGAAACGAGGTGAAAAAATAAAAAAATGGCGAATAACAGTTTGAAAGAAATCGGCCGCCTAGGGCAAAAGAGATATGGCGGATTTTTTTACGAAGAATTTCTGAAAGACCTTCAAGGCAGGAAGGGCATCGAGGTATATAAAGAGATGAGCGAGAATGATGATATAATTGGAGCCATCCTTTATGCTATTGAAATGTTGATCCGACAGGCATCATGGACAGTTCAACCAGGAGGTCCAATAGATAAGGACCAGGAAGCGGCTGATTTTATTTATAGCTGCATGGATGATATGAGCGATACCTGGACTGATACCATATCGGAAATTCTTTCATTCCTAACGTATGGGTGGAGCGCTCACGAATTAGTTTACAAACGCCGTGCCGGAAAGAGCAAAGACCCGAAGCTCAATAGCAAATATAGCGACGGCCTGATAGGATGGCGCAAGCTACCAATTAGAGCACAGGAAACATTATGGGAATGGAAATATGATAACGAGGATAATCTCCTGGGATTAACGCAAATGCCACCTCCTGATTTTGAGTTGATAGAAATACCGATAGAAAGATTACTTTTATTCCGGACAAAGAGTAGAAAGGGTAGTCCGGAAGGCAGAAGTATTCTTCGAAATGCTTATAGAAGTTGGTATTTCAAGAAAAGGATACAGGAGATAGAAGGAATCGGTATTGAGAGAGACCTTGCTGGTTTCCCTGTTCTTACGGCGCCACAGGATATGGACATTTGGGACGAAGACGATCCGGAAATGGTTAGAGCTCGTATTCAAGGTGAAAAAGTTGTTCAGAGTATCCGAAGAGATGCTCTTGAAGGGATATGCAAGCCTGCCGGCTGGGAGCTGCAGCTTCTAAGTACCGGCGGCCGACGACAGTTTGACACTAATGGTATCATCGAGCGCTACGACACCCGTATTGCAATGACTGTACTTGCTGATTTTGTGTTGCTGGGGCATCAGCAGGTTGGGAGCTTCGCTTTAAGTAGTGACAAAACCGAGCTGTTTAGCATGGCTGTGGGTGCGTACTTGGATATTATCTGCGAGACGTTTAACAACAAGGCAATTCCGGCACTTATTGACCTAAACGCAGAAAACTTTAACGGCATAACTGACTACCCTACCATGGAACATGGAGACATAGAAGGAGCAGACATCCAGGCCTTGGCTGCATATATCAAAGATATGACCGGCGTCGGTGTTCTCGTACCGGATGATGGTATAGAAGACTTTGTAAGAGAGGCCGCGGGGCTTCCAGAAAGGTTGGGCGGCGATATGACTCCGGGACAAAAGCAACCAAGAAAACAAAATTCTGATGTGAAACCAGGAAAGGAAGCAGATTCAGATGAATTGGAGGAGCCGGAAGACGACGAGAAAGCTGTCACAAAAGCAAAAGAGAGGTTGGGGAGGTATGATTGATGATCCGGATCAGAAAATCAAAACATCGCCACTTAATATTCAAGGCTAAGAAAAGAAATTCTGCAGCTAAAAATATACTTGAAAAACTAAATTCATACTTAAACGCTGCAGAACCGGAAGCAGTGTATTTCCTTACAAGGATATGGAATGACCAGCAGCAGGCCATTACTTATAAGGAGCTCAGAGAGGCAATTCAAAACGGATACATGGATGAAAAAACACTGCAGGCATGGCAGCTTGACTATGCCAACTTTGTCAACGAACACCTGAAGCCCATATGGACAGAAGCCATGATGGCGGCCAACTCTGATCTTATGGCCAAACATCCGAATTACTTCTTTGATCCAATGAGTCAGGGTGTTCTGAAATGGACGAATGAGCATGGAGCACAGTGGGCAACCGTCATATCTGATGAGCAAAGGGAAGCAATAGCAGCAATGCTTGACCGGTCATTTAGTGGAAATTTTACTGTTGATGAGTTATCCAGGGCAATCCGGCCAGTCATAGGCTTGAATAAAATTCAGACCAAAGCAAACTTAAACTATTATCAGCATGTAAAAAATGCTCTTCTTGAAAATAATCCGGACATGAAAGAGGAAACTGCTATAAAGAAAGCGCAGGAAGCAGCTACAAAATATGCTGCCAAACAACATAGGCAAAGGGCATACACAATAGCAACCTCGGAAATGGCATTTGCCTACAACAAGGGAGCTCATGAAGGGATAAAGCAGGCGCAGGAGCAGTATCTTATTGGGAAGACGACTAAAACTTGGAGTACTGCAGACGATGAAGGTGTATGCCCAATTTGTGAAGCTTTAGATGGTGTAGAAATAGAAATGGATGATGATTTTGATTTTAAGGGACATGCATTATATTTTGGTCAAAAGCAAACACCGCCGGCTCATTCGCGTTGCAGGTGTGCAGTTATGTACGAAGAAAAAGAGCCGCCAAAATATCAACTAGTACAGGAGCAGGATATGATTCAAAACTGGAACCATGAAGATCAGATACCAGTTCCGGAATTACCAGAGCCAGGCATACCTACAATTCCAGAAGCAACAATACCGAAAGAAATGAAATATAATGGCAAGGTTAATATCGGAGGGACCGGAAAAATGTATTCCTACATTGATGGCAACGGGCAGGAATGGATTTTCAAACCGGCACAAAGCAAAAGCGGAAACCCGGAAGTTTTCCGAGTGTACATCCAGGAAGCAGGATACAAAATCCAAGGCATAGTAGATCCGGATACTGCAGTACTAGTAGGAACGGGAGAGATCGACGGTAAGTTCGGAGCCTTTCAGAAGCGGATCGCCTCCATCAATGATGCCATTGACCTGAAGAATTGGCAGTACACTAGTGACCAGCTGTCACCAGGAATCGCAACGCAACTGCAGAGGGAACACGTTACGGATTGGTTAATAAATAACCTTGATAGTCATGGTGGAAACTTTGTTATGGACAACACAGGAAGGCTAATCGGGGTAGATAAAGAACAGGCATTCAGATATATAAGCAAAGAAGGTAGTCAGCAGATGAGCTATTCGTTTCATCCAAATGCGACATACGGAGAAACAGAGCCTATCTACAATACACTATACCGTCGATTTGCAAAAGGAGAAATTGATCTCGACCTGCAGGATACCCTGACATATATCAAGCGGGTGGAGACCATACCGGACTCGCAGTATCGTGAGATATTCAGGGATTATGCAGAGTCTCTTCATGGCAAAGGAAAAATTGCAGAGGATTTATTGGACCAGATCGTTGAGAGGAAAGACAAATTGAGAGAAGACTACAGACAGTTTTATGCTGACCTTCTTACCGAAAGAACTGGAAAAAAGCAGATATTCATATGGGCGGATGAAGCAGCGGAACACATGCAGCAGCCATTGACTGCAGTAACCCACAGTCCGGAGACATTACAAAAAATGAATATGATTGAATTAAAACAGTTGGCCAAGCAAAAGCAAATTCCATACTACAGCCATATGAACAAAACACAAATAATTACAGCAATATCGGACCCAATAAAGGCACCTGAAATGAGCGCCCAAGTAAAAGATAGATTGGTAGCCAATGAAGCCGCCAGAAAGGCAACGGCAAAAGCTTCGGTGCCACAAAGGACCAAGGATATACTATCTGCAGAAGATATATTCAAAGATATATCTATAATTCCAGATAAGAGACTAGGCATACCAGTTGAGAGCGACAAGGGCAGTGTCGAAGGATTGAATCTTACCGCCAGAAGGATGAATATTGGTGGTAACGAAGTATATGAACTTTCAGGTAAGCTGACAAATCCTGCATGGTCAAAGACATGGAACAAGATAAAGCCAATTGCGGACGTCGAAGAATTAGCATTTGAATTGGCAGATGACACAAAGAAGGTATTCTCGGGAACAACCAAAATAAGTACCGGAGTATCTATCCGAAGCATTACAGTGGCTGATGGGCAAACAACCTTTGAACTCTATGTTGATGGTAAGACACGTAAATATAATGGATGGAGAGGGTTCTTTAGGATGAGGACACCTGTTACTGCAGACGGAACAGCAGACGCAGCTAATATGAAAAACATGCTCGAGAAGTTGGAACTTGATGATCTTTTGTTAAATCCGGATAATGAGGCGGAAACCATTTTGAAAAAGAGCCGTCTTGTATGGCAAAATGTGCCACATAGGATTCAAGAACTAAATGGTTTGACGCCAGAACAAATTCCGGATAAACTGGATATGATAATAAGACAAGAGAAGATAGATCCTAAACGTATAAATAATATGAAAATGGCCAAAGTTTTTGACGGGTATTCCACATATGTAGAGGATGGCATAGCAGATACCTATAAGAAGGTTGGTCTAAAATATGTATGGGCAGGGATATCAGATGGAGATGACATCGTTAAGGTTATTCAGAGCCCCGGTCTGATGTCGAACAACAATCGTTTCATAGCAGGCATGAGAAGAACCGGTGCAAGTCCAGTAGAAGACTTTAGAACCGGAGGCTCAGATAATGTATTTGTTAGGTTAGGGGTTAAAAATGAAAATAAACCCAGGTTTGATAATTGTTATCATGGAAACAGATACCGGATTTTGATTGACCCAAAGGTAATGGAAAGGACAGACTGGTATGCATTTGAGAATGACTCATTCGGGACCTCGGAAGCGTCAGCACTGGCAGATTGTCCTTCCCCGGTTGATTTCATAAATCATATGAGTACTAGCTACAAAAGCGGAAATGAAATAATGTTTCGACATGGAATAGCAAAAGAAAGTTTCATTGGGATATCGTGTCAGACAAATGCGTTACGTGCTGAGCTATTAGAAAAATTTAAGCAGGCACACATCACTGCAGTAAATGGTGTCCTGATTGAGGACTTTATAAAGGTGGGATCAACTATATGATAGATAAAAGAGTAGTATATATTTTCAAGCTTCCCGAAGAAGAAGACTTCACTGGGATAGCGCTTGATGTGCATACCCATAATGGCAACCTTCGATTTTTCGATACCAACAGAGGCCACGAAATTCCAGGCAAGGTTACGAATGAGGACGAGAAGGGGTTCATCTTTACGTCTACCGCAGGAGAATGGCATTTTAAGGTATTGACAATCGAGGAATTCAAGCGCAAATATTACAAGCTAGTCATAGACGGAGAAATAATGGCAGCTAAAATAAAAACTACAGAGGACCTCCATCAGTGGTATAGGATGGAATTCAAAATTTAGACGAGAAAGCCTCGTCTTTTTTTATTGAAAGGAGGTAAATACGATGGTTAAGTTCAATGATTTAGTAAATATTAAAAAAGCCCAGCTCCGCCAAAAAATAAAGACATCAATTCCGGGTATAATAAAAGGACAATTTAAGATCCAAAAAGCAAATGATGACAAAATGCAGGTCTTCGGCTGGGCTTATATCTGTGTTCAAGAAGATGGAGAACAAGTAGTGGATTATTCCGGTGATACTGTTGAAGTTCCTGAAATCGAGCAAGCTGCATATAAATTTGTAAAGTTCTGGAGAGAAGGATCTGATAACCACGAGCGTGGTGGTGTGGCTACTTTAATTGAGAGCATGGTATTTACGAAGGAAAAAATGTCAGCTCTTGGAATCACAGATGGAACTCTACCGGAAGGTTGGTGGGTAGGGTTTGAAGTTACGGATCCGGATGTATGGGAAAAGATTAAGAGTGGAGAATATAACATGATGAGTATTGAAGGAGAAGCAGTCAGAGAGGAAATTCCGGAGGAAGATTCCGAAGAAACCATATAAAAGTTAATAGTTGCTAAATTGAAAAGCATCGGACATCCGGTGTTTTTTATTTATAAAAAATCTTTAAAAGGTATTTAAAAAGGAGGGAAGACATATGCCAAATAAGCTTAAGGATCTAAGCATCACAAAAGTGGCATTTGTGCCTGCAGGTGACAATCCAAAAGCAAATGTGATGATTTTCAAATCAAAAGAAGCGTCGACATCAACCGAACCATCACCCACACCGAAAGGAGGTGAGAAATCAGAGGGTGGTGCTGTAAAGAAGTTTTTTTCAACTATCGCAAAAGCTTTGGGTATTGGAGATGAGAGTGTTGACCAAGCTGTCGACGAGATAGTCAAGGGGAACGAAGCTACGACATTTGGAGAAAAGATGAACGAAAGAAAATTGAGAAGAGTAGCAGATGAAATGTGGGATGTCTGCTATGCTTTAAACGATTCACTTTGTTCTATTCTTTTTGATGAAGAAGTGACAAGTGAAGAAAAAAATACTCTTATGGCAAAAAGCGTAGATGAGTTCACTTCTACTATTAAGGATTTAATTGCAGCATGGGCACAAAGTAAAGCTGCAAAAATCAGCAAAGCAGAATATCCAATGACACCTATAAGACTTGAAATAGCTGAATCAGCGAAAGAAAAATTAGATGCCATTATAGTTAAAGCCAAAAAAAAGGAAAATGGAGAAGAGGATGACACTAGTTTAGAAGATGCAGATTCTAAAAAAACAAAAATGAAAGGAGACAAAGAAGATATGAAGATTGATAAAAGTAAACTAACGCCTGAAGAACTTGCCGCTCTTGAAGCAATCGAGAAGAAAGCGGGAATTCAGGAAGAGACCCCTCCCGCTGGCAGCACTGCCACAGGCGTGGAGAAAGGAACCGCAGCACCAGCGGGAGCCCCTGCAGTGCCAACAGCCACGGCAACACCTTCTCCTGAAGGTGAAGATATTTACAAAGGATTGCATCCGGCCGTAAAGGCGGAACTTGAAAGACTTAGGAAGGCTGCAGATATAGCGGAGGATAGAGAACTGACAGAAATTGCAAAGAAATATGAAGTGATCGGGAAAAAGCCTGAAGAACTTGTAAAAACATTCAAGAGTTTGAAAGCGGCTGGCGGAGATGCATATGATCAAATGCTTGCAGTGTTGGATGCAAGCGTAGAGGCTGTAGAAAAATCCGGACTTTTTTCAGAAATCGGCAAAAAAGGCAATGGGGAATCTAATGCATGGACATCCATTGAAAAGCACGCTGATGAAATTCAAAAATCTATGCCTAATTTGACCAGAAGCCAGGCCATCGATAAGGCATGCGAACAGCATCCTGAGTTAGTACATGAGTATGAAAGCAAAAGAGAATAAAAGGAGGGATAATAATGTATATCAGTACAGGAATCAATGATAGCCCTGTAATAACAGGGAAAACAACCAGTGACATTTCTAATGGTACATTTCTTGCTACTAAATTTGACGCTAACGGAGGCATTGTTCTTGCCGGAGCGGGAGAAAATGCAATCGGCCTTTTGATTTCAACTACAGGAGAAGATGTAACAGTTCAAATCAAAGATATCGGCCTCTGGAAAACAGGGGCGGCGGTAGCAGCAGGCGCAGAACTAACATCTAATGCTAGTGGAGCTGCAGTTACGGCCGCAGCTGGAGACTACGTAACCGCAATCGCACTGGAGGCTGCCGAAGGTACTAATCAGATTATTAAAGTTCAAATCACAAAGTCAGGCAAATTGCCGGCTTAATCTAACACGAAAGGAGACAAAACAATGAAAGGAACAAGCATATCTAATCTTCAAGTAGAAATTGCAAAAGGCTGGAAGCCAAATGCCTACCTGTCAAACATGAGTATGGCATATTTTCAAGAAAACAGTGACTATGTAGCACCTTCTGTATTCCCAATTTGTCCTGTAGGTTTAAGCTCCAGTTATTATTACACATTCGGCAAAGCTGATCTTGCGAGAGATAACGTGGCACGTAAACCGGCATTCGGCAAAGTACAACCTGCGTTGATGGGACAAACAGATAACACATATAAATGTGAGGTCGACCAAGTTATTGTCGGAATAGATCAGATTGACCAGTTAAACTATCAGAGAAGCAAAGTACCAGGAGTAGCGGATCCGAGGAGGGCAAAAGTTAGGTTTGCAACAGAACAATTGAAACTCCATCTAGACATTCTTTTTGCACAGGGTTTCTTCAAAGAATCAGCATGGGGGAACGTATGGACTGGTGTAGCATCTAATCCAACCGGCAAACAATTTCTAAAATTCAGCGACGCTAACTTCGATCCCGTGAACTTCTTTGATGCGAGGATGAAGGAAATAAAGCAGCAAGGGCGTAGAAAACCAAACAGACTGGCACTTGGCGCAAATGCATATATTGGATTGAAAAATCATCCGGATATAATCGAAAGAGTTAAATATACCGGAAGTACTGCAAACCCTGCAATTGTAACAACAGCTGCGCTTGCATCGATTTTGCAGGTTGAACAAGTCAGGGTGCTTGAGAGCACATACAATGCAGGCGGAGTAGGGCAGGAAGACATGCAGTTTGTATGCGATCCGAACGCTGCACTACTTTGTTATGCAACACCCAATCCATCTATAGATGAACCAAGCGCAGGTTATATTTTCACTTGGGACATGCTAGGTAACGGACAGTATGTTGCATTAGACCAGTACGAAGGTGAAAAGGGTACCCATAGCGAGTTTGTCGAGGGACTTATGTCTACGGATATGAAGAAAACAGCTGATGATCTTGCTATTTTCTTCAAGGAATGTGTATAAACACAGCAAGGAGGTTAAAAAAGAATGAGTGATTATATTTGCGCTAAAGCGTGTAATTTAGGGGGTGTCGCCTATAACAAAGGCGACACAATTCCATCTGAAGCCGTTTTATCAAGCAGAGAAAGAGCATTGGTAACACAAGGATATATTACCCTGGTTACTCCAGATACATCCGAAACATCATCGCATGGGGAAAGTATACTAATACCTATTAAGACTAAAGATAGCGTTCTGGAAGTTAAAATGGAACCGAAAGATATTATAAATGCAGTATCAATCATGCAGCTTAATGCAGAGGAAGCGGCCAAAGCAATTGAAAAAGTAGATACAGAAGAAGTGCTCATCCTGATTGATGCAGTTGACATAAGAAAAACTGTTAAAACTGCAATTGTGGAAAGAGTAAATCAAGTGAAAGCTGAGGATGAAGAAAAAGACGAGGGCGAAAAGGAGGATAAAAATAAAAGATAGGAGTGATAAGTGATGGTTGGTACCTACACATACAACCCGGCACAAATCAATCAACAGGGAAAAGATAGAATGCGCTTTGAGCTCGGAGATACGATGGTGGAGGGGCATGAAGAAACCTGCGCTTTAAGTGATGAAGAATATTCTGCTATTCTGGAACTCTATCCAAACAAATGGAAACGTGCAAAGTTAGCTCTTATAGAAAGTATACTTCGCAGATTTAGCTATGAAGTAGATACCAAAGTGGGGCCACTTTCTTTAGGGTTAAAAGGGAGAGTGGAAATGTGGAGGGAAATGTATAAAGAGCTCAAAGCTGAAATAGGATCGTCCCCAAGTATTTCGGCAAAAGTTAATAAACCTCCATACTTTTATACAGGAATGATGGATAATCCTGTTGCTGACTGTAAGGGAAGAGATAACAAGTGATGTATCTTAGACCGGGAAATTTGTTTAAAGATTTTAATATTGAGAGAAAAGGAACAACTATAAGTACACGAGGTAGAGCAAAAAGCGGATATGACAGTCAGCAAGGAGAGCAGTTAAAAGGTGTTTTGGCAGATGCAAAACCGGAGGAAAAGGAACGTTGGAGACAACTTCAACACCCGATTAGTCATACAATAGTTCAAGAAGGTAAACCCAAGGCAGATCCGGAAGACTGTTTGACTCTTGGTGAGAGAACATTTTTTATACAAGGAGTAGATAATCCAGGCAGCCTAGACATTTGGACAATTTATTATGTGGAGGAGAGATTTGATGGAAATTAAAAGGGATTGGGCTAGTATTGATAAGAAATTTAAGAATACAGTTAAAGAAGCAATTGAGACTGTCAATACGCAGGCTGAATCTAGGGCAATAAGGGCTTCCAATGAACTTAGAAATTCTGCTCTCATAGTCTTACGAGGCGAGCGTTCAGGCCGTGTATATAAAAAAACTGGCACATATGGTAAACGAATGACTAAACAGACAAAAAAATTACTTAAAGATTATGGACACAAATTACGAGGAGGACAGTTGTATAGAGCGTCAGCGCCAGGAGAACCGCCAGCTGTTCTAAGTGGTGCTTTAAGGACGAGCTGGGGTATTAGAGCGACTGGAAATAGGCAAGGAGGAATAACTGCAGGAATTAGCACGAATGTAAAATATGCTCCTTGGCTTAATGATGGCACTAAAGATGGAAGAATAGCCCCCCGTCCATTTGAAGAACCAATCATCGAAATGGCAAAACCCAAAATTAGAAAAATTTATGGTGAGCCATATATTAAAAAATAGAAAGGAGGAAAGCCATGCCGTTAGTTATAGACAGCAACGAGAAAATTTTCGATTCAGCCAGCATACACAAAGGAGACCTGATCAGGGCAAAATACAATACATGGTCTGAACATAAGAACGGCCTTGTAACGGCGGTGAACAATAATAAGCTGACCGTTTTATTTTTGCCTGGATTAGGGAATGTCACAAATTATTTTATAATACTCGCTTCAGAGGTTGAGACTGGGAAATGGGAAGTTCGGTGGACAACTGATATGGAGGCTATCAATACCGAAGGTATGGCAGGCGAAGGACAATGACACTGGAGGATTTAATATACAATCGACTTATTTCCAACGAAATCTTAAAAAATAAACTAGCAAAATTTGATAATATGCCTGCAATATTCTATCAATCGGCACCAGGAGATCAAGCGGATGGCTGGAGAAACGAAAAGCAATACCCACGAATAGATTTTATTGTGGATATGCAGGCAAATCCGGAAAGACAATCATCCGGATTGATGACATTGAATATTTGGTGTAATGAAATTGGAATTCTTCCGGAGGAAATAGAGCCTGAAATAAGAAATGCGCTGTGTGATGTTTTTATGCAGCCAGATGGACAGCCACCATACTGCCTGGTATGGGCACGTTCTGACAGCTTCGAAACAAATAGTAGTAATGTTATTGGGATTACTGCTCTTTTTGACGTGCTGGCTTTTTCCATTCAAGAAACAACAGATCCGGATCCCATCATGGCCATAAACCACTTCATAAAAGATTGGGAGTCTGGAGTTGTCATAATAGGAGTGGATGCTTTACCAAACTATTTTATTTCTGATGTAAAAAGGCCAGCATTTTATTTTAGGCTTACAAATTTGGAATTAGATAGAGAGACAAATACTATCGCGTGGATGAATGCCAGCATAGCAGGCCATATATTTGTACCGACGGCAGAGGCGAGACTTAAATGGCTTAAGTATTTCGTAGATACGCTGGTAAATCAGGGGGAGATTACTATGCTGGATACTTCTCCAATGTTTATACGAAACATAAAAGCCGACAGTACGGCGGACTATTTAACAACCGGCCAATTAAGGATAAGTGTTCAATTTGGTATACTTAGAAAGCCAAAATATGCACATATCCTTACACAGCCCAATATGCAAGAATAGGAGGTTATGTTGTATGAGTGAGAAAAAAATTCCTTCCAAAGATGCAATAATTCAAGAATCCGAATATACGGTAGAAGAACTGGCCATGGCATCGGAATCCATAATCGGGAAGGGAATAATGCCCGAATGTGTACTAGCAGCCTTTCGGGTGGCAAAAGTTAAAAAGGCTACAAAAAATGAAGCAAAAGAAATTGTAACCAAATTTTTGAAAAAGGAGGTAAAGTAATATGCCAGTATTCACAGTAGGGGAAACCAAAACAAGACCTGGTGTCTATACAAGGTACGAAAATGCCGGGAGTACACCTTTAGCCGGAGCTATAAACGGAATAGGAGCCGCAATAATCAAATCAAATTGGGGGCCACTCAATCAACTTGTAACACTTGACGGGGTAAATTCAGTAGCGCCAACATTTGGGACAGACTTAACAGTTGATACAATAACTGAAATGTTCAACGGTGGTTGTAGCAAAGTAAAGGTTGTCAGAGCAGGTAGCGGAGGAACGGCATCGACAATTACCCTTAAAGATGATGTAGCAGCAAATGTAGTAACCATAACGGCCAAATATGTTGGTAATCGTGCATTCAATGTGACAATTAGAGATAGCCTTCTGAACTCTGAAAAGAGAGAATGCATAATATATGCTGGAACCACAGAGTTTGAGAAGGTAGAATTCATGAAGGGAGCAGATGGGGTTGGAGAGCCTGCAGCTCTTGTTGCAGCATTCGCCAATAGCAAAAACTTCACAGCAACAAAAGTATCTGATGGAAGCAAAGCATTGGCGACAATAGCGCAATCAACGATGACAGCAGGGACAAACCCAACAGTCACAACCGCAGAATATTCTGGGGCATTGAATGTGTTGGAGTCAGGGAAATGGAACGTTCTATGTGTTGATACCGTAGAAACCGATGTTCATGCACTTGTTCAGTCGTTTATTCAGAGAATATATCTTGCAGGAGCAATGTCAATGGCATGTGTGGCGGAATCAAAAATGGTAGATATCGATACTAGGATGGAGCATGCAGCATCATTCAATGATGAGAAGATGCACTATGTTTTAAACAGTGCTTATGATGCAAGTGGAAACCTATATGATGGATATAAACTTGCGGCGAGGATTGGCGGCATGATTGCTGCTGTAGCATCCAACACCAGCCTGACCCATACCGTAGTTAACGGCTTTGTAAGCCTGGCGGAGCCCCTCACAAACACCCAGATCGAAAAGGCTCTGGCAATGGGGTGCCTCGTCCTTTCGGCCAATGCCAATGACCAGGTGTGGATCGAGAGCGCAATTAACACCCTGGTGACACCGAGCGGTAATCAGGATGCCGGATGGAAGAAAATCCGCAGAACCAAGACCAGGTTCGAGCTGATGGACAGGATTACAGCAACCACAGATCCATTAATAGGAAAGATAAACAACGACAGTGACGGCAGAGCAACATTTATAGCCGCAGCACAGGGAATTATTAATGCCATGATTGGAGAAAAGAAGCTGCTGGAAGGTGGAACAATATATGAAGACCCGCAGAATCCGCCTGCAGGAGACAGTGCATGGTTTATCTTAGCAGTAGATGACATTGATAGTATTGAAAAGGCATATCTGACATACAAATTCAGATTTTCACCTGAGTCTTAAGGAGAGGAGGAGGATAAAGCATGTTAAACACCAGGGCACCTATAGATGCAAGAAAGGTACTAACCGGAAAAGATGGGGCTCTCTATAATGATCAAGGCGCCATGTTAGCAACAGTCGAAACATTTCAAACCCAGGTCAACGTGACAAATTCCAAATACCAGCCACTGGGCAATGCCCAGGAACATGAAATTTTTCAGGGATATGGAGTGACGCTGACTTTCACAGAGACGGTGATTGAGGACGAAAGCTTCCTCAGTGAACTCTTCGAGGGCATGAGGACTGGAGTCATGCCGTCCTGGAACTTCCAAGGCGTGGTTAATGGTCGCAACGGCAGCCAGCAGCGTATGGTGTATAGGCAGTGCGTACCGAGCGGCACAATCGATCTGCAGAATTTATCCGTGGGTGACATTATCAAGAGAGCATGGAGTTTGTTCGTAAATGACCCACCAGAACTTCAAAGCTTATTAACGATTTAAATATAAATGTAAAGGCCGTCCTAATGTTATATAGGGCGGTCTATTACGAAGGAGGATGATTTTATGGTTACTGAAAACGAAAAAAAAATTGAAAAAGTAGAGCTGTCTGAAGAAGAGAACAAAGGTCAACTTCGGGCATATGAAAATGATATTTTAAAAGGATTATTGACGGCTGCAAATTTCAAAAATGAAGAGGATAATATTCATCCTATAGAAATCGCAAGAAATGGCGTTGTTTTTTTTACGTTTCATATTCGTCCTTTAACGGAGGAAGAGTATCAGACATGTAAAGAGAAAAATACCAAGTATGTTCGCAATAAACAACTTGGAATAAAGTTCCCTGAAGATACTAACAGTGTTAGATATAGAAGTGCTTTGATTTACCAGGCAACTATCGACGAGGACAGAGAGAAGATCTGGAACAACAAGGATGCATGGAAGGCATTGAATGTGCTAAATGGAATTGATCTGATAGACAAAACATTATTGGCAGGCGAAAAGGATGCTATATTGGAACTTCTGGATAAAATAAGCGGCTATACAGCTACAATGGAAGAAACAGCAAAAAACTAATAAAAGCCGGAGGCAAGGCTACATTGCTACATCAAATTTTTCAGCGCATAGGGATATCTCCGGATGAAGTTATGGATAAACCTCCAGGAGTGCAAGCTTTTATGTTAGCTTCTATGCAAGTACAGCTTGAGTCCGAGATAGATGAAAATGAAAAAAACTAATAACGGGTTTGATTGATATTTGTCATTTTTTATAGTATACTTCCAATATAAGGAGGTGTTTAATATGGCAATCCTTCTGCTAATAATCATAGTTATTATTCTTCTAATCTTCTTATCGGGGCAGGTTTTAGAATCAGTTGGCGAAGCATTGGGAGCTATTGCAACTATGATAGTTGCGATAATCAAAGGCATCATTTATTTAATAAAAAAACTAATATCGAGGGAAAAAGATAAAAAGGTAACTGTGCATTGCCCATGCTCAAACAGTTTCCAAGCAAAACCTAAAAAGAAAAATGGGTGGATTGTTGAATGCCCAAGATGCGGGAGAAAATTAAGAGTAGATACCAGTAAAAAGAAAATAGGAAAGAAGAGCTGATTTTTGTGTTGAAAAAGAATAATAAGATCAATAATAAAAGCATTTGGGGAACCAAGTGCTTTTATTATTGAAATTGAAAAAGGAGGGATCAGATGGCAGCTGAAACATTTAGAATAGAAATTCCAATAGATGTTAAGGACAATACAGATCCGGGCGTGAGCCAAGCAACCCATAAGATGAATGCTTTTGACAGAGCAAATCAAAAAACGCAAGAACGACTCAATAAAATGAATAGAACTAAATATCAAGTTGTTCTTGATGTTATTGACAAAGCATCAAGTATCATCGGTAAGGTTTCAACAAAAGTTCGCAGTGTAGCTGGTAAAACTTTCAGCTTTAGCCTGAAGGTACTCGACCTCGCAACGGCACCACTCCGAGGAATATGGAACTTTGCGACTTCCATACAGGGGGCGATATTTGGAACGGCAGGGGCATGGGCTGGGATAGTTCAGCCCTTAAAATTAGCCGCAGATTTTGAGCAGACACAAATCTCCCTTGAGACAATGCTGGGGAGCGCGGAAAAAGCAAGCAAACTAATTTCAGAGATACAAACATTTGCAGCACAGACTCCATTTGAAGCATCAGATTTAATGGGCGCAAGCAAAACGCTATTAAATTATCGTATATCTGCCGAAGATGTCATGGATGTAATGAAACAGCTTGGAGATGTTTCTCTTGGAAATAACGAGAAATTTCAAGCACTTTCGCTGGCGTATGGACAGGCAACTAGCAACGGGAAACTCCAAGGGCAAGACTTGCTTCAAATGATAAATGCTGGATGGAACCCTTTAAATGACATAATGAAGAGAACCGGCGAAACTATGGAGCAGGTTAAAAAAAGAATGTCAGGCGGAGGAGTGTCAGCAAACGAGCTTAGGCAAGCATTGGCGGATGCAACCAGCGAAGGTGGCATGTTTTATCAAGCAATGATTAAACAAAGCAAAAGTTTGAGCGGGATTATTGGCACATTTAAAGACATAATTCAATCCAAATTGCTTACAAAATGGGGACAAGGATTAGCGGAAGGAATTAAACCAACACTTTTAAAAGCGGCTACTTGGATTGATAACAATACCGATCTTATTGAGTCATGGGGCGATGCATGGAAAAAAGCCGGAGCAGATATATCTAAATGGGTGATGTCAAAAGTAGAGGACCTTCAGAGCAGTATAAGAAGGATGACAAACTCTCAGGAATGGAAAGATGCACAAACGTTCGGAGCAAAGATGAAGGTGGCATGGGATCAAATTATTGCGCGGCCATTTAATGAATGGTGGAATTCAACTGGCAAGGCTTGGCTTGGGGATAAAGCGAACAAAATAGGAGAAGGCTTAGGAACAGGGCTTACCGCTGGGCTGCTTGCTCTTTTAGGAGTAGATGCAAAAGGAACGGTAGGAGATGGAATAAGCATAGGAGCGTCATTTGCGGAAGGCTTTAAGAAAGGGTTCGATGGGAAAAAAGTAGGAAAAGCAATATTGGATGCCATAAAAGATGTATTTAAAGATGCAGGAACCCTATTACCGGGAGGAGAGAAGGCAAGCAGTACTTCCTGGTTATCAGCCGGAATAATTACTCTGGCATTATCAAAACTTGGTATATTTAAACTAATGGGAAAAGGGGGCAAAGGCTTGATTTCCCTTTTAGGAAAAGGTAGTAAAAATGGTATGCCATCAGATACTGGGATGCCGTCAGACTATATAACAACAACAATGTCTGTATCTGCTCAGGTAGTAAATATTTATGGCCAAACAATATCGTCAGGAGGAGGATTCCCCACAGGTGGAACTTCAGGTACACCAACAGCATTGCCATCTGGAAGTCCGACATTAGGAGCTGGAAGAGGAGCCGCCGGTAAAGCGATTAATACAGTTAAATTGGGGAATGGCACATATGCCGCATCCGATGGAGCTGTAACAACAGGTCTCGCTAAAGCAGGTGTGGCACTTGGCAGTGGAGCTACTACGGCCGGAGGAGCTGCTGCAGCGGGAGCATCTGGCATACTCGGAGGGATACTTGGCCTTTTGGGTATAGGCTCGGGGATAAAAGATATATATAAAGGCTCTAAAAGCACAGATGCAAAAGAGGCTAAGGATAGATATTGGAGTGGCGGTACCAAACTTGGCATGGTTGGAACAGGCGCGTTAATAGGTACTGCGATAATGCCTGGTCTTGGTACCACAATAGGAGCAGGTATAGGCGGAGCAGGTGCGCTTTTTAAAGGCAGTAAAGTAGGAAAGACACTGTCTGACGCAACCGATAAAGACGGAGGAATAACAAAATTTTTGGAAGATGCAAAACAAAAAGCGGGAGATACATGGGAATCAATCAAGAATGGAGCCTCAAATACAGGTAGTTGGATAAGTGAAAAATGGGGCAGCCTAAGCAGCCGGTTTGATAGTTCAGTATGGGAACCAGTGAAAAGTTCAGCACAAACAGCAGGTTCATGGATAGGAGATAAATTTACAGCGGCAAAGGGATCTGCGACCAATTCATGGTCAAATGTTTCTGGATGGTTCGGCGAAACTGTATGGCAACCGCTCAAGAGTGGAGCTTCAAGTGCAGGAAGCCGTATAAGTTCTCACATAAATAATGCTAAAACAACAATTTCTAATGCATGGGAAGGCTTTAGCGGTTGGTTTGATAAGTCCGTATGGGAACCAGTAAAAAGCGGAGCTTCAAATGCAGCCGGTGCAATACGTAGAAAATGGAGAGAAGCAAAAACGTGGTTTGCGGATCTTGTGAAAATGGACGGTAAAGGTTCTAAGGATACCGGAACGAAGGAAAAGACTAATGTGGCTAAACATGCCTATGGTGGAATTATGACCAAACCGCATATGGGTATTGTGGCCGAAGATGGCCCCGAAAGTATTACACCCTTAAGTCCAAGCAAGAGAAGCAGAGGAATAGATTTATGGCAACAAACCGGGAAGATGTTAGGGATACAAGCTCAGTCAGATCAGTCAAATGTTGTATCAAGTGAGTCTGAACTAAAAGACATGCCGATAGCAGTGCCAATATCGATGGGACAAAATACATCAGGCACAACAGTCAAAATAGAAATAAGCGCAAACCCTAACTTCACTATTGAGGGTAGTACTGATGAAAATAAAATTGTATCTATACTAAAATCACATATCCGAGATATGACGGATGATATCGGAGACGAGCTTGGAGAAAGACTTACCTGCATTTTTAAGAATATGCCGATGAAAGGAGGAGCGTAAGCGTAATGGATCTCTATATAACTGAAATTGAAACCGGAACCCAGCTTGCATTTTCTATGCTTCCTGAAAGCGTGACATGTAAAGCTGAAGCCAAATTTCAAACATACGATATCATCAATCTCGGGGAAGTAAAGATTCCAAAGGGTGCAAGCTTAACAAATTTCAGTTGGAGCGGAATTCTTCCGGGTAAAAGTCGTAGAGATGCTAGCTTTGTGAAGTCATGGTATTGGCGTGATCCAAAGGAAATCCAGAGTATATGGAGTATTTGGAGGGAGAATGGTACAAAATTGAAACTCATGTTCACCGAAACAACGATAAATCATGATGTCCGTCTCGATAATTATACGGCGGAATACAAAGGCGGAAATGGTGATATTGAATATAGCATATCGTTTACGGTTGCAAAGGACCTAATAGTCTATTCTATGGATGAGCTAAAATCCAAAACTAATTCAAAGACTGCGGCACGTCCTCCGGCAGCGAAAGCTGCAGCAAAAACTTACACAGTGAAGAGTGGGGATAGCCTATGGAAAATTGCACAGAGCCGACTTGGAAAAGGTAATCGATATACAGAAATTTATAATTTAAATAAGGACAAAATAAAGAATCCGTCTTTGATTTATTCTGGTCAGGTTTTGACTCTTCCGAGTTAGGATTAGGAGGTGAAGAGTTGATAGATATCAGTAAGCTAAAATATAAACTTATTCTTACTATGGCTTCCGGAAAACAGCTTGACATAACAAGTATATCAGAGAATATCGGATGGGAAGAAGGAGATACAGAATTAGCCTCGCGCATAGGTTTTACGGTTAAAAATGCAAAATATAACGGAAAATTTATTTCGGATTTTGCACAACTGGGATGCCTTGTAACTATAATTGCCGATTTGGGGACTAAAAGTGAAGAAGTGGCAAGAGGAACAATAGTAGATTGGGAATCAACTTACAATGAGAGTTCATCAGTTCTTGATATAATTGCGTATGACGAGCTTTTTAATTTGCAACAAAGCCAGGATAACCGGTATTATTCAGCTGGTACAGGGACTAAAACGGCAATTACGGCGATTTTTAAAGATTGGGGTATACCGGTAGAGAAATATAATGGGCCGGATGTAAAACATGCAAAAACATTGTTCAAAAATGAAAATCTAAGTGATATTCTGCTTCAACTTTTGGATGATGCTGCTAAAAAAGGAGGGTCTAAATGCATTATAAGGGCTTCAAAAGGTAAAGTGAGTATCATCCCGAAAGGCAGCAACACAACAGTATATCATTTCGATGAAGATACAAATGCAACTTTGGCCAGGGACAAAACTAGTATAGCGGACCTTGTTACCAGGGTAAAAATTGTAGGAAAAGAAAACAAAGCAGGACGTCAACCAGTAGAAGCCGTTTTAAATGGATTGACCAAATACGGAATTAGGCAAAAAATACAAAATAGGGCTCAGGATGATTCTTTGGCAACAGCAAAAAAAGCAGCACAGGATATACTTGATAAGCAAGGAAAGCCGGTCAGAACTATTGCTTTAGAAAGTCCGGATGTTCCAATTCTCCGCAAAGGAGATAAAATACATGTTAAGGCTGGTAGCTTAAATGGCTATTATATTATTAAGTCTGTCAGGCATGATGCAGCGAATAAAACTATGAGTATGGAACTGGAACCAGTGAGTTGATAAGCAAGGAGGAGAAAATATGAATTCATCGGGGAATCCCGGAATAAACAAGTTAGGAAAAGTATTACAACAACGTATTATAGAAAACAATACATCATCATTGATCCTTGACTTTGGGGTGATTCAAGCTGATTATAGTCTGCTGACAAACACATATCCGATACCAATACCAAAAACAGATTATCTGGTATGTCGGAACATAACTCATAATCCGGATGCCCCATTGACTCAAACGAAATCCGGACAAGGGCAGCATCCACATGGTCCAAGTGGGACACATGAAGGGCATGAAAGCGGAGACGGTAGCCATAGCCACCCAAATACAGAAGGAACTCATGTGCATGATGTGGTGCTTCCAGAAAGTATGAGATGGTTGAAACCTGGAGATCATGTTTTGGTAGCTTGGGTACAGAATGATGCAGTAATAATTGACATAATTTTGCCTACAACGGTAATAGGAGGGTGATAATATGGCAGAAAATAAAAATTTATTTCCTGTGTTTGATGTTCCGGAGATCAATGTACCAACGGTACCAGCTGAAGAACAGAAATATAAGCCTAGCGTCTACTTTGATTATACAGTTGGAGATTTCAAAAGGGATGGAACTAATAAAATGGTTGTTGCAGATGGCAAAGAGGCGTGGAAGCAGTGGTGCATGAAAACAGTACTAACAGAACGCCTCTCTTGTTTATCCTATAGCTCTGATATTGGGACAGAACTTGAAGATGCCCTAAAGCAAGCAAACAGAGAAGCGGCAGAATCATCCATAGAACGCACAGTAACCGAAGCTCTCATGATAAATCCTCAAACAGAATATGTTCGGGGATTTGAATTTAAGTGGACCAATGATGGTCTTTACTGTGGCTTTACCGTTAAGGGTAAAGAATGGGAGGAACAACATATCGGCGTAATTTTATGATAGGGGGTGAGCGATATGGCTATACCAGAATTCAAAGCACCAAGTTTTTTAGATGGTCAAGATGCAGAGACTATCCATAAACGTATGATGGAAGCCCTCCCACCGGATATTGACAATACAGAGGGCGGATTTCCGTGGGATTTCACCAAGCCATCTGCACTTGAAAAAGCAGAAATACTGGAATTCCATTTGGTAGAAACATTAAAAATTATGTTCCCAGCATGGGCCGACGGCGAATGGCTGGACTTACATGCTAAAGGAAGAGGAATTACAAGGAAACCTCCAAACCAGGCATCCGGAGCATTACTTATTACTGGTGTTCCGGGTACGACAATCCCTGCAGGGTTTAAATTTGCAGCGCCGGCAGTAGGTGATACACCGGCAATTGAGTATCAAACCTCAGAGAAATATGTCATAGGTGAAGACGGAACGGCCCAAATCCAAGTGACTGCCGTCGAGTCCGGAACGATCGGGAATGTGCCGGCCGGAACCGTAAGCCTTATGATGACACCTCTGAATGGCATCGCAAGCATAACCAACCAGGCCCAAATTACCGGCGGCACTGAAGAAGAGAGCGACGACGAACTGCGGAACCGTATCGACGAAATAGATGCAGCCAGTGAGGCCAGTTATGTAGGCAGCGATGGAGATTATAAGCGGTGGGCTGAGGAGGTACCAGGAGTAGGCACAGCACTCCCGATGCCTGAATGGGATGGCCCAGGGACGGTAAAGGTTGTCGTAATTGATGCAAACGGACAGCCGGCTAATACGTCAATTATCACGGCTGTTTACAACCACATCGTGTCTCCCAACGATCGCCTTCAAAGAAAGGCTCCCATAGGAGCTACAGTGACCGTTCTGGCGCCGGAACCAAAAGAATTAAACTATACCTTCCTACTTGAAATTGAAGAGGGAGAAACACTGGGGACAGTTCTGGAACGTTTTGCAGCGGAACTAAGAACATATTACATCGAAGCAAAAAAGGCGAAAGTGGTGCGATACAACAAGGTATCATCCATTCTCACGGAAACGGCTGGCGTAAAGGATTTTACAGGGCTGCTTATTAATGGAGATGCCGTAAACATCAACCTTACTGAAGACGAATACCCGGTAACCGGCACAATCAATCCGGATGGGGGTGGAGCTTCATGATAGACCTTGAGCACTTCCCTGCCAGCGAAGCAGCCAAACGGATGATGAAGACCGTCTCCCCCATTTATGACAGATCCTATGTTGGGAAATGGATTTTCCAGGTCATGGGTGCAGAGTGGGATGAGGCGTGGGATTTTTTTGATGAGTTACGACTTCAAGCATTCCCTGAAACGGCTACATGGGGGATTTCCTACTGGGAGCAGCGGTATCATATTGTTCCTGATGAAAATCTGACAATCGAGGAGCGCCGGCAGCGCGTCATTATAAAGCGCGGCAAGCGATCACCAATGAACTCCGCGAGGCTGGAACAATTCTCCGAGGATATAACTGGCCGGCCGGTCATAGTGACCGAAAGGAACGTGGAATATTCCTTTACTATCTCGATTATGCCGGGCGAAAGCATGGTTGACTGCCAGGCATTGATCGACCTGGTAAAGAGCGTTAAGCCCTCCCATCTTGCATTCAATGTCATTTTTGAGGTGGCCATAGGAATAACGATCCGGGCCGACAATGAAAGCTGGACTTTCGGTTACCCGTTATGCGGAACAAAGCCGGATACAAATATCCTTGGGGCCATCCGAGAAGACGGCATTATTCTGGACGCAAACCTGGACGGGAATAGATTTGAATATGTAATGGTCGGTACGGGTACCACTGGCGAACAACCAGACGTCAGCCTCGGAGGAGGCATAAATAGCAGTTCAATATTGCCAAGCATATCCGCAGCCGGATCATCGTTTAATTACCTGCTCTGCGGAGATGCGGATAACGACCTTTAGGAAGGAGGAAAAGCAATGGCATTATTAACACCGGCGGCGATTGAAGGCTATAAAGATTACACCAAACGGACAATCGCATACGCCAGATATAAGGCAGGCGGTACCTATTACAAGGTAAATATTTCTTCGGTTTTCGTTCTCCCGGACGGCAGACTCGCGGTCGATTTTCTGATCGACCATACGGTGCCGGGTGACATCAGCATAACAGAGGTTCAGCTTTTCAATACAGACCAAGCCCTCTGGCTATCGAAGCCCGAAAGCCTCACGAGAAAGAACGTCCAGGAAGGAATCCTGTATAGGTTCACATTCACAATTCAGGAAGGGTAGGTGAAAAAGAATGCATAACCAAACAGAATGGAAAGACCACGTAACCCAATACCCAAACCGGAGGCAGATCACGACAAATCCGGACGGTACCGCAGATGTGGTAAAGGCACAGGGCACAATCATCCAGCAAGGTACGCCACAGAGCGCGACTAATTTCAACAATGCGGAGAATGGCATCCAGGAATCACAAACAGCAATAGCCGTGCTGCTGCAATACTTTATGCAGTTCGACCGCTGGGTGAGGCGGAAGGTGGCGGATTATGCCGCCGAATTCTTGAATGAAATCAAGACCGTGACCCTTACCAATTCCATGACATTCCCATTTAATAGTAGCGTGCAGACGGTGAGCCTGACCACGGTGCGGAAGACCCTTAATTACGATGTGACCTGGGAAGTCACGTCGGCCAGCGGGAATGTTGGCGACATTTCCATCAACGATAAGCAGCTGAATGGCTTCAAAATCGCCTATGACGGCAGCGCGAGCTCCGTCACTCTAAAAATACGGATTAAAGGAGGAATGCTCGTATGAGTATGCAGGTAATCAACAAAAATGAAGGCCCAAAGATCGCTTATGAGGAAGATGGCCCGAAGGTAACACTCGGAGACGACGAGCTGATGCTCAATGCCTCGAAATATCAGCGCGACTGGCCGGTGCATATCGATATTTGCAGCAATCGGGATAATCAGCTGGTAATAGGAACTGGAGATGGGCTTTACTATGTCGCACAGTTCGATATCCCGGCGACCAAATATACCGAGCAGGAATCGGAGGAAGACATCCCGGAACCGATCCCGATTGATATGAATGAAGTGGTGCTGACACTCTGGAGCCTGGACAATCCGGTTCCGGCAGAAATATAAAGGAGGACAATACAGATGGCAAATTATGATTTAGTAAGCCTGGCACTTAAGGCAACATGCCCAGGCAATGAAATACTTTTGGATGACAAGGGCATTCCCAGCGTCATGGTGCGCATTCCGAAATTTAAGATTTCGGATGTTATCGCTGGCGGCAGCAGTGGGACTCACCCAGCATTCATTGTCAATGGGATTGAGGTGCCGGAAATTTATATTTCTAAGTTCCAAAACGTTATTCAGAACGGGAGAGCTTATAGCCTGCCAGGAGAAGACCCGAAAGCATCTCTTAATTTTGATACAGCAAGGCAAGCCTGCGAGGCCAAAGGCCCCGGATGGCATCTCATGACCAACGCAGAATGGGCGGCATTGGCGCTATGGTGCCGCAAGAACAATCTCATGCCGAAGGGCAATAACAATTTTGGCAAAGACACCGCAGAAAGCACGATCGTCGCTATCCCAACCTATGAGTATGACGATAGCGGTACTCATCGAATCGGACGTGTAGCCACAGGAACCGGTCCGGTCACATGGAGCCATAACGGAGAAGTGACAGGTATCTGGGATTTAAACGGTAATGTATGGGAATGGATAGGCGGGTACCGAACTCTTGAAGGAGAAATTCAAATACTTCCAAATAACGATGCGGCCGATTCCGATAACAGTCAAGCAGCAGACAGCACAAAATGGAGGGCTATATTGCCTGATGGATCATTGGTTAATCCTGGTACGGCAGGAACGCTGAAATGGGACTATACGGCAGACCCGGGGACAGAAAATGTTGGAAAAGCTTTCAGGCTAAACACAACTCTACAATTCAAGCAGACTGTCGAAGCCCCATATGGCGCGCAGACGTTTCAGTCATTGACGGCCGCCTCTGGAGTAGACGCACCAGAAATCCTTAAAGCACTTGCACTATTCCCTACTGATAGTGAAGACCATGGCGGAGATTATTTTTGGATGAGGAACCTTGGCGAACGGCTCGTGTGTCGCGGGGGCCGCTGGATCTTCGGTGCCGGCGCCGGCGTGTTTGCTGCGGTCGGCCTCGACCCTCGGTCGAACGTCGGCACGGGCGTCGGGTTCCGCTCCGCTTTTATTCCGGGTATCTGATATCTGGAATCCTGAAAATCTGTTCACAAGAGGAGCCGAAAGGCTCCTCTTCCTGTTTTTTATGAAGGGAGGATTGCCATGGAGGAACTTAAAATTTTGCAGAAGACTTATGACATGATCAAGTACGGTAACCAGAGCCTTCTGCAGTTTCCACGGGCCGAACGGTATGCACTCGCTGCAGAAATCAAGCAAAGCATGTACCGCATCCTGCGGCTTATCATTCAGGCAAACAAGCAGCGCAGTAAAAGAGCTCTTCAGATTGAAATTGATACGGAGCTTGAAGTGTTACGCACCTTTATCCGACTGGCTGCAGATAAGCAAACGGCATACCTTCCGCTCCGAAAATATGAGATTTGGAGCAAGCAACTGAACGAGATCGGAAAGATGCTCGGAGGTTGGATGAAGGCGACTAAATAAATCCCATTGGGGATAGGTCGCAAAAGTTGAGGGCTCGTGTGTCGCGGCGGCAACTGGAACAACGGTGCCAACGCCGGCGTGTTTGCTGCGAACGGCAACAACCCTCGGTCGAACGTCAACACGAACATCGGGTTCCGCTCCGCTCTGCCCCCGCACGTCAGAAGCCTGGCGCCCATGTGGCTCCAGGACGGTACAGGGGGACAAAGGGATCTATCTCCATGCCTTCCAGACAAGGCAAGGCAGAAGATTAAATTGCCGAAAAGGCGACCGGTAGGCAACGAAAGCCGCCACGTTCGGCGTAAAGAGAGGAGGACATAAGTGGGAACAATACGCAATATTTATCCTCAAATTTATGATTTTGATAACTTGTATGAGGCGTATTTAAGTGCCAGAAAAAACAAGCGATACAGAGGTGATGTTTTAGAGTTTTCAGCGCATCTGGAGGAAAACTTGATCCAGCTCCAAAATGAGCTGATTTATAAAACCTACAGAGTAGGCCGCTATCATGAATTTTACGTTTATGAGCCAAAGAAAAGGCTCATCATGGCCCTGCAGTTTCGCGATCGTGTGGTCCAGTGGGCGATATACCGCAACCTTAATCCGTGGTTTGACTGCCGGTTCATATATGACAGCTATGCATGCAGGGAAGGCAAAGGGATGCATCGGGCAGCTGATAGACTGCAGTATTGGATGCGCCAGGTCAGCAGGAAGGAGGGGCGCTATTATTATTTGAAGTTGGATATCTCAAAGTATTTTTACCGGGTGGACCATCAAATTTTAATCAATATTCTCAAACAAAAGATTAAAGATGAAGACCTCATGGAGCTACTGGACCACATAATAAACAGCGAACATACGGCGTTTGGTCTGCCGGCATTCACCGATCCAGGAGACTGCCCAAAGGAAGAGCGGCTGCCAGACAAGGGAATGCCGATAGGCAATCTGACCAGTCAAATGTTCGCTAATATTTATTTAGATCAGGTCGACCAGTATGCGAAGCATGAGCTGAAGCTCCATTATTATATTCGATACATGGACGATATCATCATTTTATACAATGACAAGCGGCGTCTTCATGAAATAAAGGACGAAATCGAAGCCTTCTTATGGGAAAATTTGAGACTTAATCTCAATAAGAAAACCGCTATTAGGCCCGTCAGTCAAGGCGTCGAATTTGTTGGATTCCGGATTTTCGCGACGCATAGAAAGCTTAAAAAATCCAGCGCGAAGAAGATGAAGTCCAGGTTGAAATACGTCCGGGCGGCTTTTGAACGCAGGGAGATTGACGCCGCTACTTTGCGAGCAACAGAGGCGTCGTATGCCGGCATGCTAAAGCATTTTAACAGCCACGGATTAAGCAGGGCACTGGGCTTACCTTTGGAGCCGTCTGCGGATGAAAAGAGGTGAACATATGCAAATTGATTTGACGGTTATTCTTGCATTTATGGGCATTCCGAGCGCGTTCACAGGCCTATGCTTTTGGGCAATCCAGAAGAGCTTAACAAAGCGCGACAACAAAAGAGATGAGAGGGAGAAGGACAGAGAAAAAAATGAGCTCCTACTTATACGCAGTGTAGGAGCAGCAATCGCGCTGGGAGAGGCTACAGCACACGCGATCAGAGACGGGAAATGCAATGGAGAAATGAGTGCTGCCCTGGAATATGCCCAGAAGGTCAAGCATGAGCAGAAAGATTTCATGACCGAGCAGGGGGTGAGAAATTTATATTAGTATGGGAGATGAAAATAATGGGCAAAGAAGGTAAACCCAAAAGGCAGAAAAGAAGAAAGAAGGTTGAGTTTTCGAAAATCATTTTCATAGGAGTGTCAACGGTAACTATTTTGGTTACTGTTTTTTCATGTGTGATGATGTGGAGAACTAGAGATCTTTCGCCACTTGCATATCTAATTCCCTCTGTATTCACAGAGCTGGCGACGGCCACCGGCTTTTATTACCGCAAGGCTCAAAAAGAGAACGAAATTAAGCTTAAAAAGCTATATAAAGATGAGTTTTATGTACCTGAAGGAGAAGAAGCGCAAGATTCAAGTTTAGATGAAGGAGGAAAATGATTATGAATATTACACAGAAAGCATCACCAAACAGATACAATGGGAGAAATGGTTGGAAGCCTGATATGATTGTTTGTCATATTACCGAGGGTTCATATTCCGGAGCGGTGAGCTGGCTTTGTAATCCAGCATCCGAAGCATCAGCTCATTTCGTTGTAGCACAGGATGGGAGGATTACACAGCTTGTCCCATTGACTGATAGTGCGTGGTGCAATGGGACAAGCACTAGTGCGGCAAGAAACACATACTATGGCAAGTCAACGCTTGCTGCAGTTAGAGAAAGGAAAACTAATGCGAATTATTATGCCGTAAGTATTGAACATGAAGGTGTGTATGCAAAAACAAAAGGAAAACTTACAGATGTACAGTTGAAAGCTACTACTGAATTGATAGCATATATCCGTAAGGAAGTGAAACGCATTTATGGCGTAGAGATTCCATTAGATCGAGAGCATATCGTCGGCCATTATCAAATTAATCCCGTAACGAAGCCAAATTGTCCAGGTTCTCTGTTCCAGTTTGATGCAATTATATCGGCTCTGAAGGGGAGCAATACGACGCCATCGTCAAGTGGATCAACGGGTTCAACTCTTTATAGAGTACAGGTAGGAGCCTATGGAGTAAAGTCCAATGCAGAAAAGATATTGGCCAATCTTAAAGCTAAAGGATATGATACCATGCTTGTGCAGGTGAACAACCTTTATAAGGTACAGGTGGGAGCATATTCAAAAAAAGAAAACGCTGATAATATGGCTGCTAAGTTAGAAAAAGATAGCTTTGACACCTATATTACTACTGCGGGAGGAACTCCGGTTTCATCCGGAAGTACACCTACGACGTCCAAAATTAAAGTAGGTAGTAAAGTTAAAGTTAAGAGTGGATCAAAAACATATGCCGGAGGAAAACTGGCTAATTTTGTTTATAGCAATATTTATGACGTACAACAGATTGATGGAGACAGGGCTGTAATAGGACTAAAAGGCAAAGTTACTGCAGCTGTAAAGGTTGCAGATTTAATACTTTAATAATAAAAGACCAGCTAATTAAAGTCAATAGATTTTAGCAAAATAATATTAAATATTTTTTGAAAAATTAATAATAAAAAAATGCACACCTAATAAACCAATGATTATTGGTTTAAAAAACGAAGCTGTTATTTAAAATTGTTCT